AATACTGGCATAAGAAAATGAGAAAGGCATACGATTGGTATAATTATTAAAATAAATTTAATATATTTACATACATATTGTGAATAATAGTGTTAAAAGAATTATCAAAAAAGGATGAACTTTGGCGTAAGTTTGCCTTTAGTATATGTAAAAATAGAATGCTGGCTGATGATTTGGTCGGAGATATGTACCTCAAAATTCATGAGTATTTTTTAAGACACGACCTCCCAAATAAAGAAATAAAAGACAGTTATATATATAGGGCGATTCAGAACTTATTTAAAAACCACGTTACCAGAGTTAACGAAGGAATATGTATAGAGGAGTTTCATTATTTACATTGCCCTAATGAAACATTTTATCCAGACGACGAGCAGCAAAAAGCTTTAGACGCTTACGAAAAAATAGACTGGAAACAAAAACACCTTTTAGAATTAGTATATGATATGTCATACAGGGACATTGAAAAACAATACCCTTTAATACATTACACTTATGCATTCACACAAGTAAAAGAAGCCAGAAAAATTATATTAGATAGATGATGGGCTTTTTAGTAAAACATACTTGCAAAAGAAAGAATAAAGGACAAAGTTTATGGGATTTTATAAACCCCGAAAAAAGAAGTTTACATATTGTGCAATGTAGGAATTGCGGATTTACAGAAATAACATTTATTAAATGAAACATATAATAGAACACTTTAAAGACGCTGCGATAATACAATGTTTAGATAATCCTAAAAGACATTTTTTATATAATGAAGATTATTTAATCGCCATGTCAGATTTAGCAAACATAATAAACGGCAAACCAGGCGTAACAGTATATCAATGTATAGAGGGCGGTGTATTACTTAAAGACCCAAATCGTTATGCTAAAATTATTAAAACAAAACAAGAATGTTTAAATTATATGAAAACCTTATGAAAGAACCTAAAACAAAAGAGTATTATGAATCCCTTGATAAGAGGACAAAAGAATTTAAGATATGGGAAAGCACCCAACAAGCAAGAGAAGTAAATGTAAACCTGGAACCACAAGAAACAGGTCTGGGCGATGTGTTAGAAAAAGTACTGGAGCATCCCGCAGTAAAGCCCGTAACTGATGTAATTAAGAAGATCATCTTTAAAGACGGTAAAGACTGTGGTTGCAAAGAGAGAAAGATAAAACTTAATGAACTCTTACCCAGACGTTACAAAGCATTTAGATGTTTAACTTACACCGAGTATAAAACCTGGGGAACATTTGTAAAAACAAGAACTTTAAAAATAGACAGGGAAACAATAGTAATGATATGCAAATTATATGCAGGGGTATTCAACAGACTATATTATGAACCTTGTGGCAATTGCAGTCCTAAACCACTGATTCACATGATTGATAAACTAGACACGGTATATAACAGTTATGAGTTGCAATAAAAAAATGGTTGTAAAAATACCAACAGATAAAAGATGTAATGAAATGATCGATGTATTTGATAAACAGATTCAAGATAAATTCAAAACAAAAGCCAAATATTCTGAAGAAGAAAGAGTATTATTAATTGAAGAAATAAAATCAAACCCAACTCATTTTTGGGAAGTAGGAAATAAATCATTAATACATTATAAACATTTTTTATGAAAGCTACAAAGAATAATGGAAGCATCAAGTTTAAGAATAGGGAATTATATTAAATTATCACAAGAGGCAAGAACTTTATTGAAAGAGGATCAACAAGGATTTATAGAAGTTCGTGATATTAATAGCAGTTATATAAATGCATGGTCAGACATGGGAGCAAGTGGAGGTATATCAAATCCAGAACCAATACCACTAACAGAACAATGGTTATTAAAGTTTGGGTTTGAAAATTACAAAGGCAAATGGTTTAGACTTTATTATTCAAATGAAAGATATTTATTGTTTGGCTTAAATAATTGTCACATAGAAATGTGTTTAGGAGATAAAACTACAGCACAAGCACCTGTAAAACACGTTCACCAATTACAAAACTTATACTTTGCTTTAGTAGGAGAAGAACTAGAAATAAAACAACATGAATTAAACTAAATGGCAAAACCAATAATAATAGTACGCGCACCATCATGTTTAGAAGAGCAAGAAAAAAAAGATATTTATAATATAGCAGAAAAAATATTATCCGAAGAGTATTATGTCTGGATTATTTTTGATAATGAAACAGACTGGAATTTTGAAGTAGTAGGAAATTAATGCAAGAACCTAAAGAAGAAATAGAAAAGATGGAGGAATTTCTAAAAGAAGAAATAGAATGGGAATACCCATACCCTACTGTCTTATCTAAACTAAAAGAACAACTTGAATAATGGAAATTAATGTTATGAAAGATTGGGAAAAAATATCTAATCAAATGTATTATAATGAAAAAGAAGATGCTTTTATAGGAACTAACAAACAAGTAACCAATAAATACCTTAACAAAGTTTTAAAAGCAAAAAGAAAAGAAAGAAATGGCATACTCTAAAAAACAAATAGAAGATACATTTAATTATATATGCAATAAGATACAAACAGAAGCCATGTCTTTAAGAAGTATATTAAGAGAAGATAATATGCCAGAGTCTCATACTTTTTATAAATGGATTGATAACGACAAAAACAAACTACTACAATACGCCCGCGCGACTGAAACCAGAGCGGATTTAATCTTTGAAGATATTCTAATTATATCCGACAAACAAGGAGAGGACGTTTACACAGACACGGATGGTGTAGAACATACAAACCACAATGTAATCAACAGATCACGTTTAATGGTTGATTCCCGTAAGTGGATGCTAGGTAAGATGCAACCAAAGAAGTACGGTGACAAATCTACTCTAGCCTTAGAAGGTGGAGACAAACCAATAGAAATAAGTTTTGAAGATTAAAATAAAGAAACCTAAACTAACATCATATCAAAAAGACTTCTTATATAACCCTGCGCGCTTTACAATAGTAGAAGCATCAACCAAAGCAGGGAAAACATTCCCGTGTATTTACTGGATATTTGAAAGAGCACATGAGTCATGGAATAAACCTAACTACAATCATTGGTGGGTTGCTCCGGTATATTCACAGACAAAAATAGCATTCAATAGATTAAGAGTTAAGTTAGGACGTAGTCATGCTTATAAAATAAACGAAAGCAATTTAATTATAACCTGCCCTAATGGTGTGAAGATATGTTTTAAGAGCGCGGACAAACCTGATAATCTATTTGGGGAAGATGTTTATTCTATTGTATTTGATGAAGCCCCACGGGCTAAGGTAGATGCGTTCTATGCCCTTAGAACAACCATAACAGCAACCAAGGGCATAATGAAACTAATCGGGAACTTTGGAGGTTTCTCTAATTGGATGCACCAGTTAAAAGATAAAGCTAAGACTGACAAACAATACTCTTACTATAAGATAACAGCTTGGGACGCAGTAAGAGAAGGCATACTAGAGGAGGAGGAGATACTACAAGCCCAAAAGGATTTACCACCTAAAATATTCAAACAGTTATATCTAGCAGAAGGACAAGAGAGCTTAGATCAGTTAATAGATTATGAGTGCATGAATAATATGTGGACTAACTCGCACGCTAAAAGAGGAAAGAAATATATTACGGCAGACATTGCTTTGCACGGCTCGGATAAATTCGTTATATTCGTATGGGATATGTGGGTTATAATAGACGTTATAATAATTGATAAGTGTGAAGCCCCCGAAGTTGAGAGGGTATTGAAAGCCACGGCAGAAAAATATGAGGTAGGGAGATCAGACATAACTTATGATGCAGATGGGTTAGGTTCTTTCTTAAGAGGGTATTTAGCAGGAGCCAGACCATTTAACAACGGTTCAAAAGCAATAGGTAGAGACAACTATAAGAATCTAAAGAGTCAATGCGGGTATGAGTTTGCAAAGAGAGCCAACCGAAATGAAATCCTTATTGATTGTGATGTTGATAAGACAGAAATGATTAAAGAAATGGAATGCTTACAATCTTATGATTTAGATAAAGATGGTAAGATACAACTCATGCCAAAGGCTAAGATAAAAGAAGTAATAGGACATTCACCAGATAAGTTAGACGCTCTTATAATGCGAGAGTACTTTGAAATCGATAGCTTTGGTGTAGAAATTTATTAATTAAAACTAAATATATTATGGCAATACCAGAACCAGAGTTTTCTATAACAGCTTTTCAACTTATGCAAATGTTAAAAGAAATGACAATATTAAAACCTCAAAACCGGAAGGAACTGATTGAGTATAATATTTATTTAAAAAGAATTATGTTTGAACATTTAGATACAATTTAAAAATTAATCCGTGCTTAAATATGCGATTCTGCACGCGGTGGAGACAAATAAATAATAACTAAAATTATGAATGAAAAAACACTTCTAAATCTATGCTTAGAGAATCACCCAACATTAACAGTTGGACAATTTTATAAGAAACTAGAGGAATTAAAAAAAGTAACAACATGGCTTAAATCAACTGGTCTATT